TTTGGAACTCACATTCACGTAGATGAGACTTGGGAGCTTATTGGTATTTACTCCGGTCTAGGACTATCGCCAGCTTCCGTTCATGTCGGAGGTCAATTACCAGTTCAGGATGAAACAAACATTCAAGTCAGTTCAATTGTGAACGATGCTCTGACAGTTGGTAACGGACTTGTTTGGCTAGATCAAGATACCGAAGAACTTGTAGTTATTCACCGAACCGGAGTCCAAGCTGGAACTCCAGAAACATTCATAATCGGTAACAACCACGGAGACGATTATCACTTATGTATGAGCGAAATCAATGTCTTCTCTGATGCAGACGCGGTCTATAACTCTTTGACGGTCTCTTTGACTTCCGACCCTCTAATCACGACCTTCCGTAAAGACCAAGACTCTATAGATCTATACGGGGAATCAGCTATTGACATAGCAATCAACACCACAAGCCTTGCTCAACTAAACAATTGGGCAGACCGAGTATTCAATCACCGATCAGCTAACCAAGTGAACCGGGTTCAAACCCCGTCAATCGACAGACTTGGGACTTTGACTAACGCAGCGGTGTTTACACCGGGAATGACGGTAGGTGTCAGCTATACTAATAGCCAGCTAGATATCGTTGGATACTACACTATAATCAAGGTCTCTCATCGCATAGATGTAGATAATTGGTATACAACTCTCGATTTATGGAAGGAAGCGTAATGGCTTACAAAGTATTTACTAATGGTTCAGTTCTAAACGCATCCGAGATCAACGAAAACCTAATGAATCAAATGGTTATGGTATTTACGAACTCCACAGCTCGATCCGCAGCCCTGACCTCTCCAACCGCAGGGATGCTTACATACCTAAGCTCTACCAACACTTTTGAATACTTCAACGGAACATCTTTTGTTTCACTCTAATAAACTACGGAAGGCAGCCTAGTGGCTTACAAAGTATTTACTAACGGAAGCGTATTGAACGCATCCGAAATAAACGAAAACCTAATGAACCAAGCGGTCATGGTTTTTACTAACTCGACAGCTAGATCGGCAGCCTTGACTTCTCCAAGTGCCGGGATGGTCACATACCTATCCGGGACAAATGTTTATGAATCATATAACGGCACTTCTTGGGTAACCTTTGGTGGCCCTGCCGTAATTCTTGTTGATTACCTGGTAATAGCCGGAGGCGGAGGCGGAGGTCAAGGTATCGGAGGCGGAGGAGGAGCTGGAGGATACCAGACTTCTGTTGGAACTACTGGCGGAGGAGGAACTACTCTCCCATCTTTGATTCTTTACAAATCTACTAACTATCCAGTTCGAGTTGGTGCTGGTGGAGCTGGAGGAACTGGAATATACAACAACACAGCTACTACAGGAGGAAACGGAAGTCCTTCTCAATTTATTCTTTATTCTGTTGGTGGAGGCGGTGGAGGTATTTGGACAGCACAATCTAACGGTAAGCCTGGAGCTTCTGGCGGAGGTAACGCTTATGCCGGTGTTGCTGGAACTGGAACTTTTGGTCAAGGGTTCGATGGAGGTTTCCGTAATACCGCAGGAGGAGGCGGAGGTGGAGCTAGTGCCGCTGCAACAAACCATAACGGCGCTGCTGGTATTTCATCAGACATTACTGGCACTTCTATCACCCGTGGCGGAGGCGGTGGAGGAGGATACAGTCCAGATACCGGAAACTCAGGAACTGGTGGCTCTGGCGGAGGAGGAGCTGGAGGTGCTTCAGGTCAATTTGGAGCTTCAGGAACAGTAAACACAGGAGGCGGAGGTGGAGGCTCAGCTAACGGTCTCACCGGAACAACAGGTTCTGGAGGTTCTGGTCTAGTAGTTCTTCGATACCCTTCCGCTCTAACAATTACAATCGGAGCCGGTCTAACTGGTTCCACGTCAACAGTAGGAGCAAACAAGGTGACAACAATTACCGCGGGCGCTGGAAATGTGAGCTGGGCATAATGGCACATTACGCTTTTTTGAATGATGACAACATCGTTACAGAGGTTATTGTCGGAATAGACGAAACTGAACTAATTGAAGGTTTAGATCCTGAAACTTGGTATGGGAATTTTGCTGGTCAAGTTTGCAAGCGCACTTCTTACAATGGCAACTACCGCAAGAACTACGCTGGAATTGGATACAGTTACGACGAACAACTTGACGCTTTTATTCCACCTAAGTCTTCTGACACTTGGACACTTGATGAGGAAACTTGTCAGTGGATAGCCCCTGAAATCGAAGAATAATGGCAGAAGAAACATCTGTCCGCATTACACAAGCTGACATCTACAAGAAGCAACTCGAACACGGGGAGATTCTAGTAAAGGTTCTACAGAAGCTAGATCACCTGGATGATGTTCCAGACCGTCTAAGAGAAGTTGAACTTACACTAGCCAGATTATTCTGGATTGAGCGTGTTGCTTACGCAGGACTAGGTGCAGCAGTTCTAACAATGATTGGCTTAATAACAACGACAGTAGGAGCATTCTAATGACAACCTGGATCAGACCAGTCGAAGGCAAAATAACAGACAGCTTCGATGGACATCGAGGACGCACTAACCCGCCATCAAGGAACCCTGGCACAGACTACGCCGTTCCAATGGGAACTGTAGTAAAGGCAATAGCCGATGGAACTGTTACTGGGATCGTTCCAACCTTCCGTGGAGGTGGAGGTCGCATGATCTTTATGAGCTTCCCTGGAGGCTTCAACGCAGATTATCTTCACTTGCAATCAATCGAAGTAATCGAAGGTCAAGAAGTCAAACAAGGTCAAAGAATCGGTTTATCCGGTGCATCTGGTCTAGGTTCTGAAAACGGCTACGGCCCACACTTGCACCTGTCATTCCGTCGCGGTGGATCTCCGACCATGGCAGTTGGAAACCTAGACTTCGAGACTTACGTTTCAGCTCCGGTTGCTGCACCTGCTAAAAGTGTTGCACCTGCCAAAGCTAAAGCTCCTGCAAAACCAAAGAAGGCCGCTAACACTTACACCGTAGTCAAGGGTGACACTCTAACCAAAATTGCTAAAGCTCATGGATCTACAGTCGCAGAGCTAGTCAAACTAAACGGCATCAAAGACAAGAACAAAATCTCTATCGGTCAAGTATTGAAGGTGAGCTAACTATGTGGCTAGACATTATCCGTAGAACCCTAGCGGTCATCATTCTTAAGGTGACTGGAATCTTCGTTGGTGGAGCTGCAATCGGTCTAGAAGTTACCCAGGCTATTGCCATGGCAGCGTTCGCTGGAGTTATTGACGTATCCCAAGAACTCGCTAGGGCTTACCTGGCAGACGGCAAGATTGAGCCAGACGAAATCAACAAGTCCTTTGGCAAAATAGCTAACGCGAAACTCGACAAGCCTAAGAAGTAAATGTCCCAATCATCTATTAGGATGACGGCATGGAAATCACACAGAAAATTGAAGCTCTAGGCTTCGCAAAGTATCTAGGCACTTTTGAGCCTGGCAGTCTGGAATGGCACGAAGCCCGCAAGGGAATCGGCGGTTCCGACATCGCGTCCGTAATGGATAAGAACCCTTGGAAGTCCGCTTACACATTGTTCATGGAGAAGTCCGGTAAACAATGGCAAGACCTCCCAGCAACTATGGCTATGCAAATGGGCACGGCCTTTGAACCTGTCATTAGACAGCTATTCGCAGATAACAATAAAGAATGGCTAAAGGTTCACGAGACCGGAACTTGGGCAAGCATCGAAGACCCAAAGTCCGTGGCTAACGTGGACGGAATAATCGAATGGGCAGACGGTTCCCTTGGAGTCCTTGAAATCAAGTTCTCCCGGATGTATTGGGATCAGCTCCCAGAACACTATAACCTTCAAGTTCAACATTACCTATCCGTCCTTGGTCTAAAGCGGGCTATAGTCGTAGCGGTCGCAGGAGGCGATTGGAAGGAGTTTGAGGTCGTTCGGGATGATTCCCTTGTCAAGGAGATGAAAACCCGCCTACAGGCCTTCTACGGCTTCCTAGACACAGATACAGCTCCAGCTTACGATGGGTCTGAATCTACCTATGAGACTGTTAGGCAGCTATCCGATGGTCTCCAGGAGGGTGAGATTGAGCTTGGATCCTTATGGTCTAACTTGCTCCAGGCTAAGTCCGAGTCCGAGTATTGGGAGACACAATTCAAAGCACACAAGTCCGCGGTTCTTGCCTTCATGAATGGAACTAAGTATGGTCTATTCCAAGGCGAGAAGGTTATCAACTTACAAGCCCGTAATGGCAAGCCGTTCATTACGTTCACTAAATAACAGGAGGCAATAAATGGGTTTCGACCTAAGTAACTACGAACCAGTTTCAGAACGTATTCAGAAGTTCTGGAAGACCTATCCGAACGGTCGCATCATCACCGAAATCAAACTGATCAACGAAACCGAAGTTGTAGTTCAGGCTTCGGTCTTTACTGACCGGGAAGATCCTAGACCAGCTTCGGTTGATTGGGCACATGAGACTAGGGGTTCTAGCAACATCAACCGTTCATCATTCTTAGAGAATTGCAGCACTTCGGCTATCGGTCGAGGACTAGCAACTCTAGGTCTCTCAGCATCCAAGAACCGTCCTAGCCGTGAAGAGATGATCAAGGCAACTAGAGATTCTCGCAACTTCATCGAAGAGGCTTCGGAGGCTGCAGCTAACAAAGACATCGAGTCTCTCCGGGTGATCTACGCAACCGCGGTCAAGTCACAAGTTGATAACGATGTTCTAGAAGCAATCAAAGCTCTCGCTGATTCGCTAAAGTCCAAGTAAATTGGAAAGGGCTAGAAGCCACAGAAAACTTCTAGCCCGACGCGAAAGCGTCACCCAACCACGATGGGCATTCACCAGTATAGCCCAGGAAGGCACAGAATGAGCCTAGAAGCCGTTGCAGCCGTCCTGCATCATTCCACAAGCACCGCAACCGCTAGAAGCGTCCTGACGGCTCTGGCATGGCATATCGGTAATGACCCAGAAGAGGGTTGTTATCCGTCTCAAACTCGGCTGGCTAAATTAGCCGGGTGTTCCGTTAGACAAGTTCAACGCAATCTCCAAAAGCTAGTCGAGGCCGGAGAAATTGAAATGTCGCAGCATAACGGAGAAGGTTATCGATTCGACAGAATCACCAATCGATACTGGATCACTCTTGATTGTCCGGAAGGTTGTGACGGTAGTTTGAGTCATAATCAACGGGGTGTCAAGAAAGGCAGAACGGGGCGTCACCTACGACTACTCGGGGCGTCATCCAAGACGTCACGGGACGGCGTGGATGTCGTGTTAAAAGTAAATAATAATTAACTTAAACTTAAAGAACACTAGAAGGAGAAAACACCATGGCAATCACAGTAATCTATGCAAAAGTAGCCGAAGTAGTAAACGAGGGATACCCAAGACTTAGAGTCTGGGAAACCTATGACTTCAAAGGCGAACCACGTAATCGACTCTGGACAGCTTGGCTAGACAATGCCAGCAATTACAAGAAGGACGATGAAGTCAAGATCGAGGGAGCACTCGGAACCAAAGTCGGAACCTATAACAAGCCCGGACAAGAGACTAAGCAAGTAGTTGAGCATTCTTTGAACAATTGCCTAGTGGAGCTTGTAAGAGCTGCAGAACCTAAAACCGCTTTGGAAGAAGTGATCAACATCATCGCACCAGGGGAACCTAAGGATCTCCCGTTCTAAATGTTCCAACTATTCGTTGCTGGAGACCCTAGACCGCAAGGTTCTAAGAAGGCATTCGCTAGAGGTAAACACATAGTTCTAGTGGAAGCTAACAAGGATCTCCCTGCCTGGCGCGAGACCATGAGACGCATGTTTGAGATGAAAATGCTTGAACTTGATAACCCGTTTCCAACGGCCATCGCGGTATCAATACACTTCTGGCTTACAAGACCTAAGTCAGTAACCAGGCAGTATGCAACCGGAACTTATGACATCGATAAGCTAACCAGGGCAGTTCTAGATTCCCTGCAATCAGCCAATGTAATCGTAAATGACAATCTTGTCGTAGATCTAAACGTTCGCAAGTCCTATGCGGATGACCATGAATCAGGCGTGTTAGTGACTGTAGTTCCCTTTGATAACGATTTGATAACGCAGGGTGTCACTCCCATAGACCGTAAACGCAAAGGCCTAGTTTGAAACTATGAAAATACTATTCCTAGATCTAGAGACATCCCCTAACCTGGCACATGTCTGGGGACTCTGGGATCAGAACATAGCAATCAATCAAATAGAACGCTCAACGGAAGTAATTTGTTGGGGCGGTCGTTGGCTTGGAAGTGACAAGGTCATCTTCAAGTCAGTTCACCATCATGGTAAAAAAACTATGTTGGATGAATTACACAAAGTCATGGATGAAGCCGATGTCCTAATCGGATGGAACTCCGCAGCCTTTGACTCCAAACACATCAAACGAGAGTTCATCGAAAACGGCTATCTACCACCTAGCCCCTGGATTGAACTAGATCTAATGCGAACCGTAAAGAATCAATTCAAGTTCCCATCAAACAAACTCGACTACGTAGCCCAGAAGCTAGGAGTTGGAGCTAAGGTGCAACACACCGGATTCCAGCTTTGGTTAGACTGCATGGCCGGGAATGCGAAGGCATGGAAGCTAATGAAGGAATACCAGATTCAGGATGTAAACCTTCTAATTGACCTTTACTACATCTTGTTGCCATGGATAAGAAACCATCCACATGTAGGGGTAAGTGAAGGCAACCCAATCTCCTGCCGTAATTGTGGCAGCGATAACCTTCAACGCTACGGATTCAGATTCACCGGTAACACCAAGTATCAGAGGTATCTATGCCAGGAGTGTGGAACTAGCCTCCGGGGCGAGATAGTCCTAAGCGGTAAGAGATCGTAACAGTTTGATAACAAAGCCACGACACGGCTTGACAGCGAAGTCAAAAGTCTAAAATTGAATTACCACACAGAAACAGGAGGCAACATGTTAGACGTAATGAGAGTCTTTATGGCTTTAGGTCTATTCGTATTCGCATGCTTCGGTGCCTACATCGTAGGGGAACCAGCCGTTGCATTACTAGCTGCAGGAACCGCGTATCTATACCTAATCGCGGAATGGAGTAGCAAGTGAGCAAAGTATCACCGGAAGAACGCAACGCCATAATGTTTGAAGCTATGAGATTACTCATGGATGACAACCTGGTATGGAGTAGCGACTTCGAGGACATTCGCCCGGCACTTGGATCACTATTCCTAAAGGCGATGTCTGCACCACAACTATCAGAATCACTAACCACGCTGGCAGTAAGGATAATCAAAACTCATGGATAACTATGAAGAAGAAAAACAGAACCTAATCAATCGTCACGCAGAACAGCTAAAAGACATCATGGTCAGAGCATCAGTAGATCAATACAACAAAGGATGGCAAGGAGCTACCCAACATCTAAAGGATGAGATTATAAAAGGCATAGTAAACGACGCCGTAATTAGCACCAACGTCGATGTCAATCACCTGGAGCGAATCGTGAGAATAGTCGAGGAGACTCGATGAACGAATGCTTATGGTGTGACTACAATTACGACCCAGTTGAGCATGACACCTGCCCTAGTTGTGCAGTAAATACAGACACAAAGGGAATCACCGTAATCGTTCTCGATAAGGAGGAAGAATGAAAACAAAATACACCAAAGGCTTCCAAGCTGGAGTCGAGTATGCAAGGACACAAGTTCTAGAGTTCTTGAATGCTCATCATGATCTAGGAGACATCCTTACACTAGAGGAAGTTATAACAGAAGTAGAACATTGGGAAATCAAAGACTTTGAAACATTGAGAGGATTAGCAGATGGCAGGTTGGCACGACACGACAGCGTGGCGGAATGCAAGGAGCTATGCGAAGACTGTTTTGGAACCGATCTGTGTATCGTGTGCGAAGGAGCTTGAAGGTGAAGACTGGACAATCGACCACATCGTTCCACCCGGCAACGGGGAACCCAATCATGACATCAACAACTTACAATCGCTCTGTCGCTCATGCAACGGACGCAAGCAAGACCGGGTGCTGCAACGGGTCACATGGCGAAATGAACGCTTCAAAGCGTAAGGGGGTATGGATGCGGGTAGGGTATGCCCTAAACGATCTATTACCTCGAAGCATTAGACCAATCAAAAGCAAACGTGCAAGATATAAGCG